TCAATTTAAATCAATAATCACATTCTGGGTTGTATTCACTTGAATCCAGGATTCGACTTCTGCTTTTAAAAATCGATTAGGGTTACTTTGGATCTTCGGTCTGGGGAACCCTTTTTCGTCTTGCCATTTATACAGTGTTGGTGCGGTAATGCCCAGTATGTCTAAGACCTCTCTTGTCGTATAGAAACGACATTCAATTAACGATAACTCTGGTGCTTTTTTCTTTGCTGGTGGTTTAATTTGCTGATAGCTACCTATCTCGTAGCTGTGATGTATCACTGGATAATCCATCGTTAAATCTCCTAACTCGCTTTATCAATCGTTTCATTTAGGCCAGCACACAACATCAATTCATGTGTGCCATCTGCGTCTAATTCGAAGTACTCAGCAATGCGGTGTATCAGATTTTCCGTAACCTCGATTCTTCCAAGTTCAATACCACTTAGATAACTTGAGGTGAGCTGGAGATCCTTAGCCATGATCCCCAAATGGATCCCTTTCTGAACCCTCATATGGCCTAGCATTTTGCCGAGCTTGGTTTTCTTAATCTGGGAGGTACTTGACCAGTTTGGTATGCTCATAAGTCGATCCCTTCTTTAGGTCTTACGTAAACTTCACAATCAACCCATGCACATGCATCAAAGTGCATCCAGTCATAGAACAATTCATCCAATAAAATGCCTTCAATATCATCACTCACGTCATCAATGTTATTTCCATTAAGAGCGATGATTGAATCCCCACCAGTCCCATACATTTCGAACCGAATACCTTCTTCAATACATTCGTCATAGGCTTTTTTGAACTTGCGAAATGCTTTGCGTTGGCTAGGCGTCATCAGTAGCTTTTCTTTGAGTTTCTCACTTTCATACCCAGGTGATGACTGAAAATTCATGCTGCTTCCTCATCTTGATACACAGCTAAAAGTCCATCTGAAACGGCTTTAAAAACCGTTCGTTCATAGATGTATTGTGAACTTTGGACTCGCGGGACTTTATAATTCAGGCCACCATATAGGTGGTTTATCAGCCGCCTATTCTCACTCAACCAATCGAAATGAAAATCGCTTGAACAAGAATTAAAGAGTCTTCTTGCTTGGCGCTGGTTTAGCCTTTTTGCACGTCTTAAGCGCAAGATATCGCTTCTAATGCTTTGCGTATCTACTGAAAACCGTTCTGAATTTCCTAAAAGATCATGTAAACGCCCAGGCGTGTAGATTGAATAAAACTCATCAGAAGCAACGTACTTTTCAATAGATGGCTCATGCTTCCAAGTTAGTCTGATTATCCATATATCTTTGCCACACGTGACTGTAAGTCTTCCCGAGCAATTTTCTACGTCCTCCAAAATGACTGTTACAGGGGGAATTCCCTCGACATTGGAGATATGAAGCTTATTCACCTTTGAGGTTTCAATATTCATCACGCAGCTTCCTTATCATGACAAAATGACGCGATCCCATCCTTTACAGCCTGAAAGATTTTCCGTTCGTAGAGGTAGTGCCAATTATCTCTATGGGGGACTGCGTGGTGAGCACCTCCATATATGCGAGCTATAAGCTTTTCATTCTCTGCTAGCCAAATACAAACAAACTGCTTAAAACTTACACTGTAAAGCTTTCTTGCTGTTATTCGGTCCAGTTTCTTATTTCGTCTGAGGTGTAGGATATCTGATTGAACCTTTTCACCATCAATAATGAATTGCTCAGAACCACTCAAGTAAGCTTGCAAGTATTCCACATTCATAGAGCTGATAGTTTCAATAAATGATGATTCTTCCTCCCATGCTAAATGACATGTCCAAACTTCATAAGAGCACTTCACTATGAGCTTTCCAGAACTCTGGCCTAGATCCTCTAAAATCACCGTTATCGGCTCAATCCCTTCAATATTAGAGATGTGTATTTTCGTTACTTGAGATGTTTCGACTTTCATCAGTTCGCGCCCTATATTCGGTATTCGTCTATTAGCTTTCCAAGCTTCTCAGCGAATTCATTACGACTTGCCCCGCATATGTAGAAGTGGCCGGATAATTCGACGGATGTGTCCTGTTCTTCCTGGTCAATCACTTCAATTTCGTATTCCATGTATACATTGTGCGAAGGCCGTAAACTCTCAACTTTTTTGGTTGGTTCCATGATGAATCTCCCTTTAAACACGCTTGGCTGTAAGAAATTGGATATCCGCTTGTTGCCCAAGCGCTTCACCAACAAACTTTGCGAATGGGCTATCATCGTCCATGTCTTCTCCATATACTGCCCACGAACATTTAGAACATTCGACACCACAACGACCATCGCTTTGCTGCACATTTTCGATGATGCGTTTAACTAGCTTGCCGCTTTTGCTGATCTCGAAAGTGACTTGAGCATCTAAATCAGCCCATGCTTTTACGGTTGAACCACAGTCTGGGCATGAGAAGTTGTTTTTTAGCTTTGGCATGTCTCACCCTCCACTTTCTTCCCAAAATACGCATAAGGTCCATTGCCATCTTCATCATGGAATTTAGCGAGTAGGGTATACCCATTTGGTGTAACAGGCTTCCACTTGCGTATGTGGCTGATCTCATCAAAGAGGTTTTCTTCGTAGCTCTCATCCATCCAGCACCCTTGAAGCTCGATGCCGTTTGATTCACTCCATTTCTTCAATGACTGATAATCAAAATCTGCTGGAATATCCGGGTGGTAAAACTCACCATTTTTGGTTGTGTACAGCGCCTCATTTACTTGTCGCATGGTGTTTCTCCAATAAAAATCGAATCCAGATTTACAGCGATATTCGAGGGGAAATAGCTAATGGGTTTGTTCTTCATGAGTGCAGTGTTTAACTTCTCCACCAAATCGATACATTCATCGCTGAGAACTTCATCGGCACTGTTTTCTTCTGCGAGATCATTGGATAGGTGATCATCCATATCAATGTGTCTGGGATAGATTGGATTGCAAAAGTAAAGTTGCAGTCTGTGAAGATCCCCTACCGCTATATCATCCTCTTCCATGAGACTTTCCAAGTCCTCTAAGCTAAAGAAGTATTCATCAAATTGATTCGAGTAAAGAACGTCCCCGTCTTGATAGTCTCTTGATTCTGCATCTCGATACTTTTCTTCTTCTTTTTCAGCACGTTTTTCAGCACGACATTTATCGCAAATCGCGTAGAACCTAGGGCTGAATTCATGGCACCCTTCCGTTTCACAGTCCTTCACATGACATGCGGCCAATCGCGCTCGATGCTCATCAAACCCCAGAAGCTGCTCCCCATGAAACCACGCCTTTACTTCCTTTTGCTCAATCGGTGCATCGTTATAATGAATTTGGTTTTTACTCATTGTTCTTTCCTCAAGCCGCACGTAAATGTGAAATGAAAGGACATTCAGCAAGGCGATTGCCATAGTCCCAGACGTACCACGCGTATTCGCATGAATCGTTACTTCTGCCGTTGATAGTGACGAACCTTGGTCTTGGTGTGATCACTTTTAGCTTTTGTGGCACTCCGAATTCTTCCCAGAATGAAACACGTTGTTTTGTGCCGAGGTAATCCAGCTTGAGCAAGTAAATCATCGTGCCACCGTAGGCCAATTCACTCTTCGATTTCCAAAGGAACTCTTTCGCCAGTGAGAAAGGTGGATTCGTAATGATCACGTCTGCTTTCTCAAATGGTGTGTTGAGATAATCCACGCCTTCGTGAATTTCTGCCCAACGCTTTTGGTGACCGGGCAAAGGAATTTGATCATAAATCGCACCATCACCTTTGCAGGGTTCAAGGAAGGTATCTCCCTCCTTGAATGTGAGCTCTTTGAGTAACGCCTTGACTGTGTCTTCTGGTGTCGGGTAGAACTCTCTGGGTTGAGTTTTTCCGGTTGTGCGGCTCATGACTCCCCCACCAAAATCTTATCCAAAGTACGAATACGGTTGAGGAAAACTGGCTCTTTGTGACCGGACACACGGATCACATTCTGGCCTTGCTCGTTTCTCCAGGCGTCAGAATGGAGCGTGACAAACTCCACCCCTCCTCCATACAGTGCAACTCGTTCACCGATGCAGTTCTTGAGGTTGAACTCGATTAACTGCTTTTTGTTGTTGAGCTGATTACGCATCAGCCGTTCAAATTCTTCCCGCTCTTCTGGTGTTTCGTCGGGGAAGGGCTGTGCTTTGCTTTCTAATTTGAGTGCTTCCATTGTTCTTCCCTTATCAGTTCATGAACTGTGGCTTTTTTCGCATCGCTTCAAGGACACACTTCTTAATGTGTTCTTCGTCATGTGTAATAGGTTTGGGTTGCGCAGCTAGTTGGTCCTTGAATACTTCCTTTAAAATAGGAAGTGGTTGCTTTGAGCCAACGAAAAGCTTGAATATGTCAGCATTATCTTGCTCAATTTTCATTCCCTCAGCCAAGACACCTAAGCCTTTAAAAAAGAGCTCGATAATGAGCCACAGTTCTTCTTGCGAAACCTCAGCAATGTAAAAGTCTTTTTTATCCATTATTCTTATCCTTCGAATGCGTAGGGTTTGAGTCGATTAGTTGATGGTCTGTGGAGTCGTATTCATTGTGAATTCAGTGAGTCTTTCAAGCGTCTCTTCTTCAGCCATGTAACGCTCTCGTTGCTCAACTTCTTCGATTTGGAACATCTCTTTTAAATTTGGAAATGGTGTATCAGAGGTAACAGAAAGCTTGAATATAGAGGCATCATCAGCAGTAATATGTAACCCTTGAACTTTAACTCCGGCACCTTTACCAAAAATTTGGATGATGAATCCGAGTTCTTCGATTGAAATTTCAGTTGTGTACGAGTCTTTAGTATTCATTGTTCTAATCCTTCAAATTTAAAAAAGGGCAGGGAGGGGAATTCCCTGCCAAAGCGCACTTCTACTCAATCACTTCTTTTTCATTCAATGCAGCAAGGCGAGCTTTATAAGCGCTGCGGGCTTCGATTTGTTGTTCTTGGGATAACTCAGCGGCAAGGTGAGCGACTTGCGAAAGCGCTTCTTTACTCTCTGCCGCATTGATTTGGTCCAGTACCGAACTCAGGTTGTGGTCGATGACCTCAACAATATCCTCATCACTGCTTTTTAGTTTTTGCATAAGCTGAGATGAGCGTTTCTGTTTTTTCTCTGGTGGCTCGCTCGGTGTGACATCTCGTTCTTTAGGTTTTGGTGTATCTTCGAATTCATCGACGGTGTATACACCTAGGATGACATCTGGGCAGTAGAGACGAGACCAGTATTTAACCGCCAAGTAAGCACTTTGTTGCTTGGGCGCGGTCTTCCAAAGAGGGCTATTTTTGACTTTCACTGATGCGGGGTGGAGCCATTCCCCCCAGGTGATACCATCTTCACCTTGAAGTACTGCACCTACTCTTACGCTTGCGTCTGGAAACTTCTCCCAATTGATTTCACCTGCTCCCTTAGGCCAATCTCCCTCATACTCGTATTTAAACCGTCCAACAATTGCACGTGATGATGCAATGACGGCATTCACAAGTTGCGCTTCATATCCCAATTGCCCATTCACAAAATGAGTCTTCTGAGCAACAGCAAAAGGATTCATCCGCCATTGAGCAGCCTGCATCACAACAGCTAAACAATCAGCCTCTGCTCCCTGCAAATGTTTTGGAACTGTAACCCGGCTTTGAGACATCAATTTCGCGACACTGATCATTTGTTGCATTACCGAAGGGTCAAGCAAGAAGTCAGTTGTATTCGAAAGATTGTCAGTGGTAGATAACTGGTTCATCGTCATATTCCTTAAGCCCGAAAGACTCTAATTTCGGTTGGTTTGATGAATTGGTTAGCAAGTTCAGGGTGGTACTTCTTAAACTGAGCGGTATCAAAATGATTGAATTTTTGTTTTTTCCATGAGCACATTCTTTTTCCTTCATCATCGATGAGCAGCTCGGTGCTTTTGCCCATGAAGTTCTTGATCTCAAAGTCCAATCCACCAATTGGTTTACCGCCGACAGATGGCCCGTAAGCCTCAGTTTCAAGGGCTTTAATTTGATCTTTGATCATTCGTAAGCGTTTAAACTTTTCGATGATCTCTGGAGGCGCTACCGTGGAAAGCCCATCTTCAGCTTTATAAAACGTTTCAAGGTCTGTATTGTTCTGTGCTTCTGGCGGCACATCCGCAATCACATGATCAAACCAAAATGACTGCAGCTTTTGTTGAATAAAGTCCGCTAACTCTTCGTCCAAATCAAAGCAGTAGATCCGAAACTCATTCCCACCAACCAACACCGCTAAATCTGCTTTGTTCCAGCCTAAGACGTACATATAGTGCGTCACTTGAAGAAGGTAAGACTCTGGGACTTCATCCGTACCCGCTTCGCCCCAATCTGCCATGGCAAATGCGCCAGCCGTTTTACATTCCAACACTTTCTTTTCACCGACGACTACACGGTCGAGGTTGGCACGTAGCCAGGGCATTTCTGCATGAATAAAGGGCTTGTTTCGACGTTGAACCTTACACCCAGTTCGACGCGAATATTCTTGTGCAACCGTATCTTCCAACACGTTTCCAAAGTGAACGCGCTCATTGTCTGAGAGGTCTTCTGGCTCTGCGCGGCCTGTTTTTTCTAGCCAAACTTGGTAAGGGGTCTTGTATTTATTCACCCCAAGAATTGCCCCGACATCACTGCCACCAATGCCTAAACTGCGCTCGAAGTGCCAAAGGCTATCTTCTGACATCTCTGTGCAATCATGAGTGGACTTAATTTTTTCGATGTAGTCGTTGTGGGTTTGAATGTGCATCGCTCAATCCTCAGTGTAAGTAAACAGAAACAAAGTCATCTTCATTACATGCACTCATCAGCCGGTGCATATCGGTGATCAGCTTCTCCATGACATCCGGGTCATCCATGCAGAAGGTGTATTCATTAACCTTGGGGAACATGTTTCCGTGAGGACAAACAAGGGTGTCTTGAATGAAAACAGTGATAACCCCGGTTTCTGCACAGACATTTAGCAGTTGAACAATGCCCGAGTTCGCTGCGATTTCTGTGTATTCCCTCAGAACCGTTTGGAACTGAGGGTTAGTTTTGAGGTTTGAGATTTCGACGTTGTGGTGTTGCATGGTCTTATGCTCCGTGTCTTAGTTGACCGCTGCGATACTGCTCTTTTCGCTCGGTGATGATGTTGTATGCGCTTTCTAGAATTTCGTCTGTAAGAGGGCCTAACAATTCGCACTCAGAAATGGAAACACCGTTCTCAAATAAAACGTCGTGCATTTCGATTTCATCATTTGTGAACCAGAACGTTGCAGTGAGCTTGCTATTGCCATGTGCAAAGGTTTGAGTGCATAAATCGTTGTGCATTTACCTAATCCTTCTAAAGAGGCAGTACTGCTCAATCTGCCAAGGTCAAAGATATGTTTTGTATAAATGATACATCAAGTATCACAATGATTGTTTTTTTATCATTAATTGTCAAGAAGAATAATACAAAAATATTTTTGGTATCATATGGCTTATTTTTGTATTAATGTTTTGGGAGGGGTTTTAGAATGAGTAAAGAGTGAAAATAATTCTTTAGTTTTGATTTTTAGCTTTAAAGCATTCTTTTTTGCGATTGTTTTTTGATACAGAGTATATATGGTTAATTACCCAACCTAGATACGACAAGTATCATGATTAGAGGACTCAAATCATGGAAAAAAAGAAAGTTGAATCAACACGCCAAATACAAGAATTAAAAGAAGATGATCTTTTACTTACGCAAGGAGGTAACTCTCATTTTGATTTCAAAGTAAATGTCGCAAGTCAGGCACTGCATCAGAAAAGCGATATAGCTGGAGGTGCAAACGGAAATATACCTTAAGGGGAGTAATCAGTGAGTAATTTAACTTACGTGTATTTATACATATTTTTATGTTTATTGTATTTCAAGGTAAATAGAAGTTTTTTCTGGCTTAGTGTCGTATCGTTAACACTCGCAGGGCTGGGAACAGTTATTGGTCCTATCATCCTTTCACTAAGCTATGCCAAGCAAGTATGGTTTCTTTATGATGCAATAATCGCTCTTATCTTTTGTTTCGCAACATTTTTCGTTTTGAAGCGGAATGAATCAAAGGAAGATTTAATGATTTGCTTTGTACTTATCATAACTTGCGTCTTGACAATATTTGTCGATCTTGTAATGCACTATGACTATGTCATTAAAGGGAATGTTGGAATGAAGAGCTTTTTTTCATCTTTTTCTTTGGCAATGAATATTATGCAGCTCATTCTACTCATTTCTCCTTTGATGTTGTTTTTTGTAAATAAAATTAAGGTGTTGAAATGGAAACAACAGTAGCCTTATTGATCTTAGTTTGCTTTTTATTAGCTCTGTGTGTTGCTGCGAAATCATACTTTATCTCCATAAATAGGTTAGCTATTGAAAAGGAGAGAGAGTTTAGTGAAATAGTGCTGAGAAGAGTCAAAGCAGAAAAAGCTGATGGTCTTGTAGAGAAATCAAAGTTAATTCACTTTATTGATCGTGACCTGTTAGCACTTGGAAAAAAGACTATAGAGCATAAGGATATAACTCCCAATAACTCAAAGGAAGATACTCAATCTAGTGATAATGTCATTTATTTGAATGGTGCAGGCTAAAGTAAACTTTGGATTGCTCTGGGGCAAGGAGGAGGTAGGTAATCAAATGTTATGATTAGTACAGCTTCCATCCTCCCCGATAAATTTATGAATTCTTACCAATCACAACTTATTCCTAATTGATTCCAAATCGATTAGTGCGGCCCCAACATTTCCAGATCTTTCTGCTCTTGCGATAATATTGTGAACTTTAACAATGTTTTCTGGGGTTATATCTTCAATAACATCGTAAATAATCTGAGTAGTTTTATCATCATAACCTTTTGAACTACAAAGAAGTTGGAAAGCCTGCATTAATGGCCCCGCTTGGATAGCTGTAGTATCGCTAACAAATTTGGGGTTATCTGTCTCGCCTAAAAGATAAGCGACACTTGTATTTAACTTATTTGATAAATTTTGAGCCTGAGCAAGAGACAGATCTCTTCGACCAGTAAAGTAATGACCTACTGCGCCTACTGTTTTTACTTCTAGTGCATCTGTTAAATCATCCCTTGAAACTTTTTGCTCTTTCATAAGCTCACTAGCCCGCTCTACCCAAACAGGTCTATTTAGCATTTCTAATTCAGCCCCAAAACTCACGTATTTATTCTCCATATGATACGGATTGCATCGCTTTGATTCAATATACATCAATTTTTTATATTACTCCATATTGTATAATTCTTCCCTTGATGTATATTGATACCATGAGTATTGATAAACTATAATACGTATCATGAAACTACAAAGATGGTTTTCAAGTCAAGATGAACCGAACATGAAAAAGTCGGCTCTTGCAAAAAAGCTTGGTAAAAGCAGGATTACGGTTAGGAGCTATCTCAATGGACACAGAAGGATACCCGCTGAGGATGTCCTAAAAATTGAGCGGTTCACTAATCGTGAAGTATCCCGCCACGAACTCCGCCCCGACATCTACCCACTGCCTGAGGAACCCGGATAGCTCACTATTTGGCATCGTATCTCATCGTTTAAAAACAAGAACAAAGGTGAAAGAAATGAGCACTTTACTCCAAGAATTTGCAGGGCAGAAAAACCGCCTCTCAATACACAGAGTTATCATTAAAATTACTGGCTCACATGCCAGGGGGTTTGTATTAGATCAGCTGATGTTTTGGCAGAGTAAAACGAAACGTCCCGACGGTTGGTTTTATAAAACCCATGCTGAGCTTGCCGAAGAATGCTGTATGTCTCAAAACTCTGCACGATATGCAATTGATCAACTGGTAGAGCTTGGATTCGTTGAAAGTAAAACGCGCAAAGCGAATGGAACCCCAACGAAGCATTACCGTGTTCTCTATGAAGCAATTGAACAAGCGATTTATGCTCTAAGCCCTGATATTACTGGAAATGGGAAAAGTCCCGAATCCGATATGGGAAAAGTCACAAATGGAAATGGTAATAGCCCCAAATCCTTGGAAGTGGGAAAAGTCACAAATGGATATGAGGAAATTCCCATTCCCTTGGAATTGGGGAAATTCCCATATCCAGTAACATACTCGAACATACACGATCATACAGATCAAATATCTGTCCCTAAGCCCAAAGATCCTGAGCCCGAACCTGAAAAACCCAAAAAGCGACAAACCAAACCTGATGCGTTCAAGGCCATGTTTGCTGCCTACCCAAAACACCGCAAGGGTGGAACAGACGCAACCGCCTGGAAGGTTTGGAAATCTGAAAATCTCACTGAGCAAGACGCTCAATCGGCGTTGGACTGGTTAAGCCTTGCAGCACAAACCGACCCAGACTGGGGAACCGATGCGGGCGGATGTTTTGTCTACGGGATCACAAAATTCATTCGGGAGCGAATGTGGTTAACGCCCACACCGCAACCAAGAGTTAACCCACAACCTTTGAACCAACCTGTGCAGGATGACAATTACACAGGCTGGCGGCACGACCTCGGATACTAGGAGACTCGCATGGAATCCATTCAAAACATTGCACAGGGCATGAAGTTCGAACGGACCGGACAAGCGAATGCTCACCATGCCGTTGCAAGAGCAGAGCAAACTGCAAGCGTGTCTGAGCAATCAGCAGAGGTGGTCAATACGTTGTTTGCTGAGCTCAGATCGATTTTTCCAGCTTGGAAATGGGCTTTTCCTGATGACCAGTCGCAGAACCAAGCGAAACGCACCTGGGCCAAGGCATTCATTGAAAACCGCATCCACTCGATGCAGCAAGTCCAAAGGGGATTAAGTAAGGCCAGGGCATCAGGCTCACCACACATTCCAAGCGTCGGACAGTTCATCAAGTGGTGTCAGCCTGAGCCGTCAGATTTTGGATTACCGGACGAGCGTGAAGCGTATTTTGAAGCGCTGAGAAATGCAACGGAGTTTGAGCAGAAGGAATGGAGCCATCCAGCGGTGTTTGTTGCCTCACGAGAGACCACAACGCATGTACTGAGGGCCAAGGCTGAAAAGGACTCTTACGCGATGTTTCAACGCAACTATCAGATTGCATGTCGTCGAGTATTCACTGGGGAGGATTTGAGCAAGGAAATCCCATTGGCGTTGCCTGAGAAAGCAACCTACATGCCTGTAGCGAAAGATGTTGGGTTAAAGAATTTCAGACGAGCGAAGTGGGAAATCAATCAAAGCAAGTTAAGAAGGTTGAGAGAAGGAGTACGGCCATGATCCAAAAGTTGAGCAAGCAGAAAGACCGTGTGGCTCATGCATTACAGGGCGGGTATTACACCCTGGAAGAAGCCAAGTGGCGAATTTATGAAGAGTTCAAAGTCAGGGATATGGAGACCGCAATTAGCGCACGGTTTAGGGATTTAAAAAGAACTGGAAAATACACGTGCTACAAGCGGAGGCGTATTCCGTATCGTTACCTTTGGGAATATCGAGTGGAGTTGGTGAGATGATTGATAAAAATTACATAGGAAAACTCAGATTGGATTATGAGGTAAGCAGGATGGAGAATGAGCTCAACCGGGACGCCTTGAGTCAGCAAACCAAGGTTGTTCAAGAAATGAGAAGATTTCAAAGTCGCTATCGTAAATCACTATTTGTTTTGACGATGGTTTTTATCATCTCATCACAGTTCACGTGGGAACATTTCAAGCTTATGGCGGTTATCTATGCGGGGGTTGTTCTGTTTTTGGAAGCTGAGCTGAAGTTGTATGACATTGCTCGGATGTCCATTCAAGTCTGGTGGGAGGCACGGAAATGTCGGTGATCCAATCAGAGTGCTTCGATGCACAAAACGTGATTTCAATTAGCGGTGGGAAAGACTCACTCGCGATGTGGTTGCTGGCCATCGAGAACGAAGTTCCCAATATGCATGTAGTTTTTGCAGATACGGGCCATGAGCACCCGCAGACCTATGAGTATATTGAGTATCTGGAAAAGAGGCTTGGCCCAGTTCAACGGGTAAAAGCGGATTTCTCAAGACAGATTGAAGGCAAACGGAAGTATATCAAAGAGCATTGGCCTCGAAAGTTGATGGCAGAAACGCCAGGAAAATGGAAAGCGCTTCGTAAAACCACACAAACGACACCAGAGCTATTGCAAGATGATACGCGTTTTCTTTCCGGAAAAATCGTCGGTGATTGGATGTGGCTCCCAGCAAGGAAGCCAATGACCGAAGCTGAAGCGATGGAGGTGGTTTCTCGCGCCTTAACCACACTTCATCCAACAGGAGTCCCTTTTTTAGACCTCTGTATGTGGAAAGGCCGTTTTCCATCCACGCGAGCAAGGTTTTGCACGTTTGATTTAAAGCATGACCCGATCAAGCATCAGATTGTTGAGCCTTTGCTTGATGAGTTTCCAGAGCATGAATTGGTGAGCTGGCAGGGAGTCAGAGCGGAGGAATCCCCAGCGCGTGCAAAACTCCCAATGTGGGACTGGGACGAGAAAGACGATGTGAATATTTACCGCCCGATACTGAATTGGAAAGTTGCGGAAGTGTTCGAAATTGCGAAGCGTCACGGTATCAAGCCAAATCCACTATATCAACAAGGTTGCTCACGCGTGGGTTGCATGCCCTGTATTCATGCCAGAAAAGATGAATTACGGGAAATATTCAATCGTTTTCCAGAAGAAATAGAGCGTGTTGCTCAATGGGAGAAACTTGTATCTGCTTGCTCCAAGCGTGGAAATTCAACGTTCTTTGCAGCCTCAAAAGACCCTGTCCGTGCTGAGTACGACAACATGAAGATCACAACAAAGGAATTCGGGATTGAATCATATTCGGATTGGATCATGACTGATAAGGCCCGTCAGTTTGATTTGATAGCAGCAACCAACGAATACATTACCTGTTCCAGTGTGTATGCGGGTGTGTGTGAATGAACAAGGAAAAAGAACAGCGAGACTGTGCCACATTGATGCAACTCAGAAGATCAACAAGGAACTACAAGGTTGAGATATTTGTATTACGACTTTTGCTTGTTGCTGCGGTGGCTGTGTTTTTGATCCAGCAGGTGAGTCGATGAAAACAGGAACCAAGTTAGACCAAAACAAGTTAGATCATTGGCTCGTCCCAGTGAAATCAATGAATGAAGTGATCCGGGTGCTCATGTTTGGCGCGAAGAAGTACGCCCCAGATAACTGGCAGAAAATAACAGACCCAAAACAACGTTACTTTAACGCCTGCCTACGCCATGTAAACCAGTGGCGAGAGGGGGAAACACTCGATAAAGAAAGTGGTCGGCATCATCTGGCCCATGCAGTGTGCTGCTTGTTGTTTGTGTTGTGGTTTGAATTGAGAGGGGAAGGGAAATAACGATGACTAAACCACTCACCAGTACGGAACGAAGTCGAAGACAGCGCGAGAAATACAAAAGCATGGGTGTTGAACGCTTAGAGTGTAACGTTTCAAAGAAGGAGCGCGAAATGGTGAAAGAGGCGATGCATATTCGTGGTGGCCTCGAACCTTACACTTTCGATGAGTATATAACGGTCTTAATCCGAAAAGATTTCGAGGAAATGAAGCGTCTCCGGGGACGCGTTAAGAAATGCGAATACTGTGATAAAAATCCAGTTGAGTCCAAAGGTTGCGACGGGATGTTCAAAGGTGATGCTCGTTGTTATTGGCATAGTCGATACAAAGAATTGATGCTGTAGTCGAAAGTCAGATTTGTTATATGGGGGAAACATGAGCAGTTACACACAACAAGACATGGACCAAGATGAATGCGCTGTCCTGTTCTCAAGCGGGAAGCTAAGAACGCTTCAAGATGGCACGTTGAAAATAGAAGTAACTATTGAGCCAATGTTTGCCATGAAAGCGTTCGAGATGTTTTCTGCACCTGGAACACCAGGCGCAATTGCTCGGCTCACCGTTGATGCAGCAAAAAAATACCAACAAAACCAAATGATCCAAGAAGAAGCCAAGGACAGTGTTCGAGCTTATGGAGAATACGCCAAGAAGCTCAAACAGTCGATGTTCTTTCGCTCCCAGGATGTCTTACGCGCAATCGGTAAAGATTCAGACTATCAAGCATGGTGTCGGACTCAGAAATGCGCGGTCACGGCAAAGCAAGACTTCACGCAGCCAGACGGCAGATGTGTATACGCGCATGTTAGACGGGCGGATAGTTCAGGGACAGGATACAAGCCGATTTATAAAGGAATGCCACTACTCAATGAAGTACATCAGCTGCAGCATCAGAAAGGAGAAAGGGAAGCATTGCTGGCGTATGCGAATTTAAATTTGAGTGTCGATGAGGCAAAGGCTTGGTTTGATAAGAGAGCGGATGAGCACTTGCAGAGGTGGGCATGGGAAAGGCTCAAGGGACTTTTAAATTACAACTCATGGGCAAATGTACCACCGAGCGTATTGGTCGAGTGGGCCAAGGAGAATGAGGTTTTTCAACATTTACCGTTGTGTTATCGGGAGTGGGTATGAGAGCTGGGGAGTTGTTGAGGTTTTACCGGAAAAGGCTCGGAATGAGCCAGCTTTTTGTTGCTGAAGTTTACGGTGTGACTGAGAGAACAATTCGAAACTGGGAGTCTCAAGAGCGGGAACCTGGATTTAATGATGTTGTAACGATTGTCGAGAAAATTTTCAAAGTACCACTAGATCAAGCCTGGGAGGAATTGCGCGATGACCAAGCGAAATATAAAGCAGCTGCGTAGAGAATTGAAAACCTGGGGAAGTTATTGGGCAAGTAAGGAATATGGAGCGGGGTACAGTAACCGCTCATCATTCGACCGTATGGTTGAACAAATCAAACTAGGCTGTCACATCAAAATTGATAAGCATTTATATTCTCACCATTCGGATATGATCATTGTACCTGAGCATATTAAGGAACTTGATAAACAAATTGAGAGGTTACGGCCTGAGTGCATTCGCGTGATCCGGGTCCGGTATATCTTGAATTTAAAAGGGGTTATGGCTGCAAAGATTGCACAGATGGAAAAGAGGACTTTTGAGTATTGGCTACAGAGGGCTGAGTTGGTGTTGGTTTGAGTTTTAGATACGGCAGCACTTACTACCGTATCGCATGTCTGAGAATTTATGCTGCTAAAGTAATGACTTTGGCAGATACCTGTTGGTATAGGTCATCAGGAAGTGTTTTAATAAAACAATTAACAGCACCTTCATCGTTTAACTCAAGTAGAAGGCTAGATAAAGAACATATCATTTCTTTAATGCTAACTTCTCTATCCCATTGTTGAACATACTTCTTTCTTCCAACTTTTTGCTCTACACGTAGCAAATACCGTTCAAGATTGTATATGTATCTCATTTTATGGATGGCAGGTGGTAAACCATCATCATCATCTTCCAAGAAACTAATGTCGTAATAAACCAGATCTTCTTGCTTACTTACTTCAATGGCTTGGTAACTTTTTTCGAAAATAGCGTCAGAAATTTCTGAAGGTTGGACACCCTTGGTGAGATAAGTTGCTGTCAACTTATCGAGCAGAGATTGTATTTCTTCATTAATTAACATGATAGCATCTTCCTTAGCTCATTGATTATATTGGATATTTCATCAATTGAACGCTGTAACTTTAAGTTATCCCTTTCTTTTACAGGCCCAAATTTATCGTACAGTTTAGCATTAATGTACCTAACTAATGTAGCATCATTTGGACTGTCGATAGTCAAGCCTCGAATATGTTGCCGGAAAATAGAGGCCAGTTCATTTCCTTTTTCGTTAAGGTCATTGTCACCCAGTAGATCAGCAACAGAACTTTCAGCTTTATTCTTAAGTATCTTACGCATTTCTGATCTAGCTTTTTCGGGTCTTTTTTCAATCAGCTGTTGATCAATCTCTTTTGTAACGCCTCTACTTTCTTTTTCAGACATTTGACGCCTGAAATCTTCAAGTACATCTTCATCAATGTTCCCAGCTGCGCGTATCTGCTCAATGGTATGATTTACTTTTTCTTCTATTTCTTTTCTTTTCTTCTCGAACAGATCGTTAAAGTCAATATCATCCAAGTAAGAGCTTTGATCGCTTGTATAAGAGCTACTTGAGCTAACACCTGCCAAAAGGTTCTCTTTTCGGGAGTACTCTTTGGTTAGGGTTTCGTCGTTTGAAATATCGTATGTTACTTTGTGGCTTGCTCTTGAGACTTCATTTTGAAACTCAATCCACATATCATCCAACCCAGTTTCTTTGTGATATATAACGACACCATTATTATCTATTTGATGATCGGTGATCTCACTTTCTGGAATTGCTCTTAAAATTCGTCCAACAACTTGTGCAAAGGCATTTGAGCTTCTATATGGCCGGAAAATACCTAGGACAGTGAGGTACTTATGATCATACCCTTCCATCAACATATTTACAGAAATGACAACATCACATGAATGGCTTTCGATGTCTATAAATGCTTTCTCTTTTTCTTTTGGGTCTAATTGGCTATGGATAAGCACAGAATTCATATTTTTGGATTTGTACCAGTTCATTAAGTCGTTTGCATGCTGAATACTACATCCGACTGCAAGGATCTTATGAGGAACTCTTGGAGATACTTTTCTTATTTCCTGAAGTTTTTCGATTGTTTTGGAAACAACATCAAGAGAACATTCTTCCGATAAGGCAACGCTTTTCTCTAGCCACTCCTTATCTTTGAGAGTTAAGACTTGTGATTTAGTGAGTTTTTCTCCAGGTTTATCTGGGATCGTGAAATATAGGTCATGTGCATTAACCGTTTCTTTTCTTAGTCCTTTAACATAGCCATCTCTCATTACTTCTGATAGAGAAGTTTCATGAATTGTTTGGCCAGGAATTTCTTGCTGATCGCCACGATAAGGCGTACCAGTGACAAATAGTTGCTTTGCTTTTGAGAAGTACTCAAGAGCTTCTTTCCATGTATCAGCTGGAGCGTGGTGAGCTTCATCCACAATGATCATATCAAAAAAGTTGCTTTCAACTCGATTTAATAGCCCATTCTTTCTTGATTTACTTAGCTTTTGTATATTGGCAATAACAAAGTGACTTGAGCGAAGACTATCTTCATGCATTTCAGGATTATATTCACTGATGATTGGTAGATCACTGGGGTTGAAAATGACATCAAAATTGACCCAAAAATTATCTTTAATTGCCTCTTGAGCTTTAAGAATGCTGTGTTTTGTAACAAGCCCAGGAGTAATAATTAAAACTCTCCCATTTGAAACATCGTAGGGTGATATAGAAATCAAGCCAGACTTTCCTGTTCCTGTAGGGAGTACTACCAAAGCTGGAATATCAGGGGTTGTAGAAAAGTGGCTATGAATTTTTAGATATGCTTCAATTTGTGGGGTGCGTAATTTATTGTTTCCAATAATGTTTGCAACCGTATCTTTAAAATAAGACATGGCGTTTCCTTGAGCTAAGTTTTTGCTTGTGAGGGATGTGATCCATCTTTTATCAGAAAAGGTTTTCTGGCGGGATATACTCAAAAGACTCTCCTTGTGTTCCCTGTTAAAAAGAAAAATATAATTGAGAATGGTTGCGAGCTGAATCCCCTAAACGTATGGATAAATTTTGAGATAGGAAACTTCTTTCCGGTTTTTACTCCAGAAAATAGATAAGATTTCACTATGCTCGCAGGAGCTTTGAGCAAAGCGAGTACACCATTTTTTGCCATAGTACCTTAGCCACCTCAATCCGGGAGGCTTTTTGTTTTTATCTTGGGGATTTTTGTTATAATAATGCACCTAAAAACATAGGGTTGTTGTGCCTATGTTGATTCTTGGAGAGCAAAGCTAAACCAAATAGCTTACACAGGGAGAATTTAATTTTTATGCAAAAAGCGATTCCGATCACAAATGGAAAAATCAACGGGAAGCTATTTCCGTTAGTTATTGAAGCAGGAAAGCATGACATCATTCATAAAACCCTCTTTAGTACAAACAAAAAAATCAACCGAATAGCAACCGAAAACGCTCAGCAGTTGTATCGTGATATGCTTGCAGGTGGGCGACAGTGCAGAATGAATATTGTTATTCTTGAACCTCTGACAGCTGAGAAAGCGGACGATCTGAATCATAAAAGATATCAAGTCGCTTTTGGGGCTGGCTCAGCGGTTACAGGAGCTGTTTCTAAGGCTCCTTTACCTTTTGGAGCCAATTTTGTCGCGGGAGTGGGTGCAGGAGCTTTAACGAAAAAAGTAATTCTGAACAACCTGCCAAGAAGCCATGCCGGGGATGTACACATTACTTTAGATGCATTTATAAGTGGTGGAATTGGCCCTCAGCGAACAACAAAAACCATCTCGGTTCAACGAACGGAATACGAATAAGATAATAGGGTTTAGGCTGATGGAACCTTTTTATTACTGGGTTGCTATATCTATGATATTGCAGATAGCAGTCTGCAAGTTTTTAATACCAAAAAAATACTATTTGGTGACATCAATTGTCTTAGTAGTCACGGGTGTTTCAGCGATATTTTTTGATTATTCAGAAGTATTTGAAGCATTCTGCTTTGCTAGTATTGGTGTCGGGGTTGGGCTAACCAACTACCGAAGAGCGAACTAAATTTCACGATCAACCATCATCGAGAGCCATCCATCCGGGTGGCTTTTTCATTTCTGGAACCCCAACAATGCTAATCGAACAACTCAAAAGACACGAAGCGTTTCGTCCTGATGTGTATTTATGCACCGCAGGTAAACCAACCATTGGATATGGACGAAATCTCGAAGCTAATCCGATCACACCAGAAGAGGCTGAGGTTTGGCTTCGAAAAGATTTAGAAGTGATCCAATTAGAGCTGAAACGCCACTTCAATTATACCCGCCTCAATGATGCTCGTGCCGCAGTGCTGATCAACATGGCATATAACCTGGGCGTACCTCGCCTAAAAGGATTCAAGAAAATGTTTGCAGCCCTTGAAGATGGGTTCTTCGAAAAAGCAGCCAAGGAGATGTTAGATAGTCGATGGGCAACACAAGTAGGGAACCGCGCGTTAGAACTTTCCGAACAGATGAGAACCGGAGAATGGCAGAGCCAATGAACACAACGACAACATCTGTCGCATATACCACAAACGCCGCAGTTGTTGTCATTGGTGGTCTGAACTTGAACGAATGGGCCATTGTGTTTGGTATTTTGTTTGGTGCCATCACCTGTGGGGTGAATTGGTTCTATCAACACAAGCGCTTTAAGCTGGAACGGGAGCGGGAAAAGAAATCATGAATGCAATGCTAAAAATCATCATCAGCAAGCTATTCACAGAGAAGTTCTTGGTCAGGGTCAGTCTGCTGATCCTGAAACACTTGGCGAAGAAAACAACGAATCAGTTGGATGATCAGATGGTTGGAGAGTTGGATAAAGCGTTGGTTGAAAAATAACCGTTGGTATGTATAATGCTTCGGTTGTTTTTTGTTCAGGTGGTAGATGTGATGCAGTACTTCTCTCGATTATTCCTAGTATTATTTGTTGTTTTGGTCAGTGGATGTGCGACGAACAGTAAATATTGTGCAATACAGCAAGTAGCAAATGCTGAAGATGGAGCGAAAGTAACAATATATAATGCTCATATACTTAGTGAGAAAATATCTATAGACAGATGCCGCCAAGACAATGTTGACGGGAGAGGTTCTTCAACTTTTATTCTTCATGCTGGGATGCATAGAGTCGCTCATGAATCATTTGATTTAGACGATGATAGAGTAATTGAACAAAACTTTGAGGCGGGAAAAGAATACCATATTTTAATCACTAGCAGGCTTGAAGAAATGTACTTCATTGGTCCCCAATTGGTTGCAGTTCATTCGAAAATATTTAAAGTCACATCTAAAAGTGAAATCTTTGAAGCAATACCAACGCTAGCTCCAGATTACATTCCTCCCCAAGAGCGTTCAGATTATAAAGATTGGGATACTATCAGATAGCTTGTATTGTCAGGAGGGACCCTGACCAATTTAGAAACACCGAGCGGGTTATAATACGCGCGGTAAAGAAACATTTTTTGGATTTCAACGCATCGGCAGCACCCCATACCGCGAGGGTGCATTCCCAAAGGGTTTGACCCCCTTTGGGGTGCCGAAAGTTTTCAACTTCATTTCACAGTCCTTTTTTTCTCAACCCTGATTATTCAAAGGCTCGGGCATGTTCAGGTGCCGAGTCGCTCGTATAGGCACCTTGTTATGCCCCAAGACACACAGACAGATGACAACTTTCTTTGGAACCTGACCCAGCTTGGTCGGGCGTTTGAGTTGAACCGTGATACCGTCCGAAAGCGATTGGTACAAGCGGGCCTCAAATCCGCTAAGACCGAAAAAGGGATCCCTTTATACAATTTGGCGCAGGCCGCGGAGGCTGTCTTTGCTGGGCAGCAACATCAGGTGGAATACAACCCGAATGAGCTCAGCCCCAAAGACCGCAAAGAGTATTTCCAATCGGAGAATGAGCGCCTGAAGTTCGAGAAGGACGAGCGCCAACTCGTGCCCATCCATGAGATGGCATTGGAATTCTCCAGAGCGCTGAAACTGTTTATTCAAGCCTTGGAGAGCTTGCCGGATATCTTGGAAGAGCGCTGCGATCTCAATGTGGAAGGCCAAGAAACGGTGATCCAGATCACCAATGAAGTGCGCGAA